CTCGGCGTCCCTACGGGTGGCCTTCGTCAGGATGCCCGCGGGCGCGTCAGGATCGGCCCAGAGCGCCTTCTGCGAGATCGGCGAACTGAAGGACTTGCGAGGCTTGATCGCTGGAGCGGCGTTTGCCTTCGGATCGTTTGAGTTCGCGTAGATCATGTTCACGACCTCATGGGACGGCAGCTGCACTTCCTTGCCAGCAGAGTCCCTGATGGAAACGGTCGTACCAGTCGCGCTCGGGGTCCACTTGGTCATCTCGTAGCCCATAGAACGCAGCGCCGTTTCCGTCTGGTCGATCCCGATGCGACGCGGATTGGACGGGAGATCGACCGAGTGCGCCTTCGGAGGCTTTACACCTTCAGCCGGCGGCGATCCCTTCTCAGGCTTCCCGACCTTTGGCTTCTTCGGCTTCGACGGCTTCTTTGGCTTGTCGTCGCCCGCTGGCTTTGCCGGCGATGATTCGCCGCCCCCACCTCCGCCACCATCGCCCGATCCGCAAGTATTCCCCTGCTCAAAGCCTTCCGACCCTACGCCGCAGTTCTTGGTCTCGATCTCCTCGTCATCCTCATCGTCCTCGAGGTCCATGTCCGCAAGCGAGTCAAGCCATGTCTGAGGCGTGGCTTCCCGCTTGCATCCGCATTCACAGCCCCCAGAGGAACCGCTGGAGCCAGCGGCGGAACCATCGGAACATTTCTTACCTCCGTTCTTTCGATCGCGCTCGCGGTCGAACTCATCGACCTTGCGGCGAGCCCATGCCCAGCCGTCGTCCCCGCCCCATCCGTTCCACGCCTGCCATCCCTTGCCCTGCTCGTCCCATGTCGAGCCCTGCTTGTCCACTTCGTGCCGCTCGAAGTACGCGAGCATCCGGCGGATCGTGTCCTCGCTCAGCGGCTTGCGGTTCGCAAGGTCGCGCGCGCGGGCGATGCCCACCGCCGTCATGCCGCGCTCGCTCTCGGGCTTCGTCGCGCGGACCTCGAGCGCCCTTCGCGCGTTGTCCGCGACACCCTTCGGCGGCTTCGTGTCGATGTCGGAGATCGCCTTCACGCGCGGGCCGCGCTCGGCCATGATCTCCTCGAGCGACTTGCCCTCGGCGCACATCGAGTACGCGATGGCGACGGCCTGGTCCTGGTCGTAGCCTTCCTCGATGAGCTTCGGAACCTTGTCGCTCACGCAGTCGCCAAGCGCGTCCTTCTGCTCCATTGGCACAGGCTCGCCCGAAGGTGCATCCACGACGACAGCGGGATCGACCGATGCGAATCCGGGAGCGGGAGCAGGAGGCGGACCTCCGAGAGGCTGTCCGCCCACCAGGAGACGGTCAGCCATAGGGTCGTCGATCGGCTCGCGCCCCTCCTCCTTGCGGGCCTCGTTCGGGGTACGCCATCCGCCGGCGACCGCGGCGATCCGCGCCTGAAGGTCGAATGCCTCGTCTTGCGGCACGGGGTTGTCGTATGCGAGGAAGGCATCATCCTCGATCCCGAAGAGCGGGAGAAGTCGCTCATTCAGCACCTCCTCGTCCATGCGGAGCAGCGGCAGGATCGTGGTCTCGCGCCATGTCTGGAAGCCCTGCCTCGCGCCTGCGAGGTTCGGGTCGTTCGCCTTGAGCATGGAAACGGGGACGCCGAAGATCGCCGCGATCTCCTCGACGACCTCGTCACGGCCTGCGAGATCCTTTGGCGGGAAGGACAGCGGCTTGATGTCGATGTCAGCCGTAGCCGTCAGGAAGCGTCCAGTCCGGCGCGAGCCGCGGAGCTTCTCGTCGATCTGAGACTCGAGGCGCTCGATCTCGTCGGGGTGCGCCATGCCCTTGATCGTGAGCAGGTAGTCGGGACGCGCCTTGTTCTCGAAGAACGAGAGGTCCATGTCGTGCGCGGCGGCGTTCATCATCGCAACGCCCCATGCGGCCTCGAGCTTTCCGATCCCGTAGTAGAGGTCCGCGGGGTTCGGGCGCTTGAAGTGGATCACCTCATCCTCGGCGAAGAACGCGCGCTGCTCGCGCGATGCGCCGTAGAGGTAGCCTTCGATGAACTTGTCCTTGCCGGGGACGATCTCGACCCATTGCGAAGGCATCACCCACAGCTGGGTCGGGACTCCGAGCCGCTCGTCGAGCACGGGGTGGATGTAGGCGTTGCCCGTGAGCTCGGTGTACAGCGTCCGCAGGACGGCCATGTCGAAGCCGTTCTGGTACGGGTTGACCTTCGAGAGGAGGTCGATGATCGGGTGTCGGTCCGTGACGACCTCGTACTCGTCGCCGTACTCCGCGGCCTTCCGCATGACGCGGACGCTCGGCTGCTGCTGACCGTCGCCGGCGAGGTACGCCTTGGTGCGCCGCGAGGCGCGGCGGGTCGACCAGAGCTTCGTGCCTGGGCGCGAGCGGACATAGAGCCGCAGCGGGCTCGACGCGACCGCGACGGCGTTCAGGTTCGCCGCCGCGTAGATCCACGATCGGTAGGCGTTGACGCCAGTCTGGGCGCTGAAGGCCTGCTTCTTTCCGCCGTCCGCGCCGCGCAGGATCGTGACGCTCGACTGCACGAACTTGTCGTCCGTCGTCTGGGCCTTGGTCTCCGGGGCGAAGCGCGATGCGATGCGTTGGAAAAGGTTCATATCACCTTCATCAGGAGCGGCCGCGCGGTGCGCCGAGACGCCACGGCAAGCGCGAGCGCGCAGACGCCGTCGTCATGGCCGACCGTCGCCTCGTAGGAGACGCTCCTCGCTGAGTATCGGAAACCGAATGCCTCCAGTTCTCCGCGCAGCCATCCGTCCGGGTAGCGGATCTCGCGCGCCTGGATGGCGATCTGGAGTCCCTCCATGAGCTGCTGCTTCGTCTGCGAGGTGAACTTGAAGCCCTCCGCGCGGCGGCAGACCTTGCGGAGATCCTCGACGATCGGGTCTCCGACGCCCGTCGAGTCGATGAGCGCGGGCTCCTGCCCGATCATGCGCGCGAGGCGCTCGCGGGTGACGGACCACGGCCCCTGCCACCGCTCGAGGCGGCAGACCGCGCCGGCGCGGTCGAGGGCGACGGCGACCGTGTAGTCCTGGCTCTTCGCAAGGTCCACGCCCCAATGCTCGGGCGCGGCGGTCGAGAGCGGGGCGATGCACTCTCGGATCGCGTCGAGGCCGAAGGGGTTGCCGCCGTCCTCCGCTGGGACGCCGAGGAACTCCTGCGCGAAGACCTCTGGTGGAAGCATCCGCTTCGCGTCGGCGATCTCGTCCTTGTCGATGTGGGGGTTCTCCGCGGACGCGATTCGGAAGGCGCGCCAGACGCCCGTCTGGTCGCCCTCGGCCTCGAGGTAGAGGCGGTGGAAGTCGGCGGTTCCCTTCGGGGTGCCGAGGAAGAGGGCGCGGCCCTTGCGGTCGGCGAGCGTGGCGCGGGCGGCGTTGCGCCACCATTCGATCAGGTGCGGGACGAAGCCCGCCTCGTCCACGACGATCAGGTCGTAGTCGCGGCCTCGGCCGGCGTCGATGTCCTCGAGCGTCCAGAAGTCGAGCGTCCCGCCCGTGCGGAACTCCATGCGCTTCTCGACCCGATCGTGCCGCAGGAGGAGCGGTTTCAGGGACCGCTCGAAGTGCCGGACAGGGTCCGCGAGGTACTTGTACGACGGAGCGAACCAGCCACACTTCCTGCCTTGGATGGTGGATTCGATCCCGAGCTGTATGCCGAAGGTCGTCTTGCCCCATCGGCGTCCGATCTCGAGCACCGAGAATCGGGCGAGGCTCGACAGCACCGCGCGCTGCGACGGGTGCAGGACCGACTCTAGCGCGGGGACGCGGACCTTCACGCCGTGTCGGCGAGGCCGATCTTCGGCGCGATGCGCTCGATCGTCACGACCTCCTCCGTGAGCTTGGTCTCCTGTCGCTCGGACTGACCGAGGTACTGCTTGCCGAGCCAGATGAGCATGGCGACATTTCCGTCCTTCGCCTTGGCGTACTGCCAGCGGCGAAGGCTGACCTTCATCTTCTCATGCCCGACCGCCATCTGCTCGGATGCGCGGTTGCGTAGCGTCCTGGCGGTGCAGTTGCAGACGGCCGCGATCTCGTCCTGTGTGCATCCGATGGACGCGAGGTTCTCGATCAGGTCGAGGTCGAGGTGCTTGCGAGGTCCGCGCTTGACTTCAGCCACGGGCAGCCTTCTTCCCGGTCAGCGTCTCCCACCGCTTCACTATGACATCGCAGTACGCT